TCGGGCTAAGACAACCGCCGTCTAAGACAACCGCCATCATACCTCGGATAAGACAACCGCCATCATACCTCGGATAAGACAACCGCCATCATACCTCGGATAAGACAACCGCCATCATACCTCGGCTAAGACAACCGCCGTATAAGACAACCGCCGTCTAAGACAACTGCCGTCTAAGACAACCGCCGTCGTGACACAACGTTAGCAAGTGACCCTAAGCAATGAACAAAAGTCCTCCCATTCCCGCAACGATTCGCAAAACGTTATAATTTACACCATAAACACGAGCAACACAATCTTTTTGTTCAATTGGCAAAGTAAGTCTATTTGTATTTGTATTTGTAATAAAATTATTCATTGTCATTGACAATACAATTGAATCAAGCCTGCTAGCATTGAATGATCCTGAAGGTTGAGCGGACTCAGGATTGATACTAAATGAATAACTATAGATAAAATCGTCGGGAACTGATGTATGATGCTGCCAAGGCTGTACTAATCGAAAGTAAGCAATATCTCGTTTTCTAAAGCGATCAAATCCGTCAAACTTAATTACAGAATCAAGTACTAAATCTGTCTTGACTCCCTGTTCGTTAATCATCCGGCTCCCATAGTTAAAGTGATCATTTACGTCAATCATCCGATTTTGCTGTACAACCCAATAAAGCTCCTTAATTGGATGATTGAAAGCCAGGGGAATATTCACAACAGATGCTTTTGAATCTATACTCCATACTCCATTGGTCTGTACTTGCTCAATCAAGTATTCGTGTTTTACAGAGGCAAATTTACGTCGCTCCTCTGTATCCAGATAAATATAGTCTCCATACATCGTGATATCGGAAATATGAACTGTATCTATTTTTTGTTTCTTATTTGTCATAAGTGAGTCTCGGAACCATAACTGTTGGAGATCTCTTAACTTAATTGTTACACGAACAGGATGCGTCTGTAGAGCGATAAGCGGTAAGGACATTCCGATATCATTACAAAACCAAAATCTCAAAGGAATATACAACTTTAGAGGTCCTGTCATGGAGTCAGATGTGTAAGCATCATACCAACTTACCATATTGGAATACGCAAGTTTCTTAGAAGCTGGGTTTGTTAGACTGGACCAGATATGAATCCATTCACCCGTCTGCTTGTCGATTACTTTTTCGCCGATTTCAATAGTTACTTCTTCTAAAAGAGCATGTCCGATGGCATTAACCCAAGATGTCATACTGTCCTTTGGAACCACTTCTGGAAGACTTACCTCTAAAATTAAACGATGTAGTAAATCACCCTTTCTAGGGATAATAGCACTAATCCTTCTTCCAAAATCTGCTGTTCCATCAAAAAAGATCGGTTGACTTTCCATAGAAAAATTAGTATATCGTCTATATACTTGCTTGAAGAATGTAAGCTGTGGGTTTCCTACAAGATAAATATCTTGCCTACCTCGTGCTATCAGTTGTAAAGCGGCTCCGCCACTGGACATTTCTAATTTTACTCATAGAGTAAAAAAAAGGAAAGATAAACACGTTGTTGTCTAAAGTAAGTAAATTTACTCTATGAGTAACATTAGAAATGTCCTTGCGGAACATTCAACAGATTGATAAATTATTGGTCGGTGAAATACAACCACGAACAAATCGTAATGAATATTTGTCTGCTGGTTTAATTTTGCTAACTGATAATACCGGAAAAGCAAATTGGACGACAATTAGTACATTATCTAGAACGTATGCTCAATTTACTACAATCTCGACGGCAAGTGGAATTATCAATGCCGCGAATAGTGAAACAGGTATTAATTTGGTTGAAACTGATGGAATTGGAATTCAAGTTGTCAATGAATCTCTCGTCTTCAAAAACACCGGTCTTCTTGCTTTTGATATTAGCGGAAGCAATATGATTTTGGGCTCTAATAGCAGTAATGGAGTTGTAAATAACGTGGTTAAGTTTGCTGGAGGTAAAAATACTAGATTACGTGCTGATCCTGGCACAAATACTCTTTATTTTGATACTGATTTGATAGTTTCTAGCATGGGACCACGATTCTCTTTCACCGATATTGGTCTGTATCAATCACGTAGTAATATTGAACAAAATGATTCTTTTGAATCTTTCATTGCTACTAACTCATCTATTGAAATATTTCATGCTAATAAAGCAGAATCTTTGCTTAATATTGTCGGTACCGGTGACTTAACTGTTAGAGGTTCAAATATTAATAATACAGTATCTATTTTTTTAGGCTTATCAACATATAATGCTAAACAGTTCCTAGAAACCACTAATATAGTGAAGGAAGAATTTCCAAGAATCAAAAGGATAGTGGAACAGCTTAATTTTCGTCAAACTGTTACCACAGGTGTAGTGCTTTTTGGTGACTTTAATCCAGTTTCCAGTTTAACATCTCTTACTGCTAGAAATCTTAGTTCTTTATCAAATACATTGGTCTCTACTCTTAATCGCGAACATCAACAAATTTTTTCTTTCAGTACTTTTAATCTGAGTAGTTCAAATGCGAATTTGGGAAATGTAAATAGTATAACAAGTTATATTGGAACTCTCTCAACACAAAATGGATTTATTACTACATTAAGTACTGCTCAGATTACAACTAGTTCTTTAATTACCAATAATGTTGGAGCATTAAGGGGAGACATTTCCTCTATTTTTTCCAGCAACACAACTACGAAAAATCTTACTGCTGAAACTGGTAATTTATCAAATATAACTGTAAGTAATTCATTGACAGGATATGAAGCAAATTTGAATCTCGTTAATGCGAATATTCTCACTATTAGTAATACTCTTCAAGTTCCCAATATTACGGCTTCTTCTCTTACAATATCAAATTCTCTCGCAACACCTTATCTTTCTAATTCTCTAGCACACATCAATTCACTAAGCGTAAATACAATATCTAGTGCCAATGCCAATATTTCTTCTGTAAATGCTAGAACCATAACAGCTTCTTCTATAAATGTGATAATTCTATCTGCTTCTATGGGTTATCTGAGCACGGCAATAATTGGTAATCTTACAGCTTCTAATTTATCCATCACAGGAATTACAGAGAATGATACAGCTCTGATCAAAGGTCTCAGTGCTAACACAATATCAAGCGGCAATGCTTCCATATCCTCTATTTCTGCTAAAACTATCACAGCAACAACTATTTCAACATCAGCATTAAATGTTACTACTCTTTCATCTTCTGTAGGTTTACTCAGTTCTGTTATCGCACGAACAGTATCTGCTGACCGATTCATAGGAAATGGTGCCGCTATCACTAATTTAACATTGCCAACGATGTATAGTACAGTATTTTTCAGTACTAGTTTGCTAGAAGCCTCAAGTATAACTTCCTATGATTTTAAAGGTGTGGGTTCTGTCAATTTGCTAAGTACATTGAAAGTAAGTGATTTCTCACAATTTAATGAGAATGTTTCAATGTCTAAGCGATTAAATCTTTCATCACTTGCTTTGACGGGAAATGCTTTAATTAGTTCGGCAAATGTAGATCAAATTAGTACAGGTACGATTACCGCTCAACGGTATCAATTTGCTACAGGTGAAGATTTCACAATCAAATATAACATAAGTACTATTGTCCTAAATTTAGCCAATTCGGCTTATACACCTACTGCTCCAAATCGCTTTTATTGCTTTAGTAATACAGCAAATACAGGAACAATTTATCAGGTTTTTGTGGGAGAACCTTCTTTATCTTGGCAAAATGGTGATTGGATAGGTTTGCTAATCAATCAATATCCTGAAAATAATAATAGTTATCGTTTTACTTCTTATTTTTCCACTGGTTCCTATTGGCTGGATTCTATTCCATTAATAGGAGGAAAAGCTGTGAAACTTATATATTCGGCTGGATCATGGTCTTGCTTATGCTGATGGCTAAGCAATAGCTAAGGATAGAAACCAAGTTCATTTTATAGTTTTAAACCTAGGGTTTAAAATAGGAAATGTCCGGCCCGTTGATAAATTCATTGGACATATACCGTCTGCTAGTTCAACAAATATACGTTCGCACAGCAGATAATCGTCCTATTTCTACAGGTCATGTGCTTCTAGCAGATGGAAAGGGTGGTACATTTTTCTCACCGGCTCCACGTTTTGGCGATTATGCCAATCTAAGTACGTTAATTGTGAATGCTAGTCATATTCAAACATCAATTCTTTTATCGTCTGTAACTGCTGATAATCTTTTCCTGCTGGAACGCTATTCAACCTTATCAAACGATGTTGAGAGAAAAAACACTTATTTTTCTACAAATATTATCGGAACACTTCAAGATAGACTTGATGGATTAGATCGTCTAGCACAGGGAATCAGCAGTTATGATGCTTTTACAAATTTCGTTAATTTACGGTTTCTTGAAATGAGTACTTCGCTTTATGAAGCCTCTGTAAATTTCTTGACGGTTGCTGAAGCTGATATTGTTGCTGAAAAATATAGAGATTTAGCATTCAGTATTTTCGACGAAGCAACATGTAATGTTAATAATGTCAGTAATTTTATCTTTTTAACAGAAAACAGGATAAATAACGCATCCAATAACAATTTTTTTAAATTAGATAATACGTATACAGGTTTTGCTAGTTCTATTTTGAATTTGAATGCTGAAAGGTTTTCTACCTTATCGACATTCATTGGAAGACAAGAATTAACATATACGTCCCTGTTTGAATCTAACATATCTTCTTTTAGATCAAATGTAAATTCAAGTCTATCTGTTCAGATTTCAGATCTCTCACGAACTCAAGCAGGTCTTGCGAATTCTCTTTCAAGCATGAGCACATTATTTATGAGCGTGACAACTCGTTCATTAAATAGTCAATTCGCTTCTCTTTTTAGTACTACATCCTCATTTGTCACTGCTAATTTATCAAGTCTAACTACTCGCCTGAACGAATCCCAGTCGACCGCTGTATCCTTCTTTCAAGATGTGAAAGCTGCTACTGAATTAACTACTAATCTTTCTAATGTCAGTTCTATTCTTTTCAGTTCGTATAATACTTTGTCAGCACAGCTAAGTACAACACAAACACGAGGAATTAATTTACAATTGTATAGTCAATTTCTTACATTGGCATCCACGCAACAAATAATTCTGAATAATAATTCCTCAGCAATGAATTATTTGAGTAGCCAGATAATTAGCTCTTTTTTGGATTCCCAAAGAACATTCAGTAATCTAGCAGTAAGTAATTTTAATACTTTACTTCTTGCTGGAGAAAGTACAATCAAAGATAGTTTTGATAAGTATTATTCTAATGTTTCTAGCAGTCAACAATCTAATACCGATTTTGTAAGATCTTTTATAGATATTAACTTGGATTTGGTAAATCAGCAAATCAATAGCAATGTTATAACATTGTGTAATATCAGTCTATCCTCACAAAGTACTGTTGTAGCAACTACGTCCTCGTTTAGTACCGCTATTTTTCCTTTTATCTTCAGTATCTCCAACAAAATTTTGTCTGATTCATTAACATACGGTACGGAAATCAGCAATTGGACTAAAACTACCGTCAGTAACGCTTTGTCAACTCAAATTAACCTAGTCAGTAATGTATTTAATAATACACAAACAACGTCACAAGAATTTATCCAAGTGACAAATACTAGCAATGCTCTATTGGCAATTGTTGATAGTACTTTCAGTACTTTGAGTACCATATTAAAGAAATATGCGAGACTTGACAGTGAAAATACATTTAGCACAACTTTGACTTTCACAGGATCAATAAATGCGACAAATGGTATCTCAACTCGTTTTTTGGATGTCCGTAATGTTATTAGTACATATGTATATCCGTATACTGGTGCCACGCAAACATTTACAGCAAACAATTCTAGTAAAGTTTTGGTTCAATTATGGGGTGCTGGTGGAGCACGTGGATCAAACACAAACGGTGGAGGAGGTGCTTATATTGAAGGTATTTTGAATGCTGAACCAGGTACAACATATAGGATTAATGTCGGTGGAGGAGGTGAATTTGTTGGTGGTAATACAGTATTACCTACAAATGCTTTTAATGGTGGTGGAAAGGGACTTGAACCACTTACAGGTGGAGGCGGAGGAGCAACAACAGTTCTTATTAATAATAACATTGTAAATTCAAATAACATTGTAAATTCAAATAACATTGTAAATTCAAATATATTGGCCGTTGCGGGAGGCGGAGGTGGTGGAGGTTTTATCACTCCTTTTCAGACATGGAATAGTCCTGAAATTTTTAACAGAAATCCCGTATCTATTTCCAACAATTTACTTGGTCGCAATACCGTATTTAATAATAGTAGCAATGGAATCTTACTCTCAACATTGATCTATTTACCTGTTGGATCATGGGGTGGGCCTGGTGGAATAACAATTGGACAAAATGCTATTAATCCTGTTGATTTTATTAGCAGTGGAACATTTTCTCTTGGTGGACGTGGAGGGACAGAAACTTTTTTTGTTACAGCGGAACCACAGGTACTAAATCAAAGTATCTTCCGAACGGTCTTCCCTCCATCTAATACAGTAACATTTACATTTCAATCAACATTCACAACATTCGCAACTGATTTTGTGCCCGGATTAATGGGATACAATCCATACAGCTTTGAATCAATATCTACTTTACTACAGTTAGAAACTGCTTCTAATTTTACCGAAAGTCTTTCAACAAATATTATGACTAATTTATTGTCACATTCAGTTGATTTAAATTCTCTAGAATCTATCATGACAGAAACTTGGAATCTTTACAAAAATCAGTATGATAATTTTTCTGGAACATTAGCAATTGAAGGTATTGATGCAACTACTGATAAAAGACCAACAGCTATTTATACGACTAATTTATTTTTTGATATTTATGCTTTTAATACCGGTAAGAATTTCACTGTGGATGCTCGTGTTTTTCCTTTTTATAATAATAATGAATTATTATATTCCACTGCTAGAAATTACTTATCAAATATGATTGACAATATTGATTCAAATTTTGCTACGACTAGATCCATTAATGACTCAAATAATATCATTGGATATAGGACCCCAGGACCACAAAATGATGGATCTCAACCTATTTATGCTCAAATTCCCGTGAAAGTATACAACGGAAAATATTATACTGAAGGAATTTATGGTAATCGCGTTGATAGAGATATATTTACAAGTATTAGCACCTTAAAAGAATTTGATTATAAATTATACAATCCACGAGAAGGATATTCTCCAAATGGAAATTGGGCAGTCAGTACAATCTTACCTAATAGATCCGGTTTTGGAACCGATCCAAGTTTAGTATTGAGGGCAATATTTGGTGAAGCATTTAATATTAATACTGGAATAACAACTCCGTTTTCATTATTTCCCCCAGAAAGTCAAACTAATTTTTATGAAAGTGTTTCTAGTAATGCCCTACTCCAGCAGTCTGCTACTCCTTTGATAAATCTGAATAATATAGTGATATCGACTGCTGGACCTAACGGAGCTGGTTTGTTACCTTCTCTTCCACTTACAGGAACCCAAAATTTCTTTCGGTATACGAGCAATTGGTTTCTCATTAATGGAAGCTCTTACGAGAATGATCCAGCAAACGGATTTTCGTTTGACAAGATTCGGTTTGAAGTCACTACACTTGCCGATTTCCCAACTGTCAAATTATACAAACAGCGTATTAGCACATGTATCAGTACACTAGGAGCCGTAACTACTACCTTTTTTTCTACACCAGTGGCTTCTGGTACTAAGGGAATGTATTTTAATGGAGCTGATGCTACCGGTTCAATCACAGGTAATATTGCTACGACTGGCGGAGGAGGTGGAGGTGCTGGATTTGTTGGTGGTGAAAGTGGATCATTTGTCCTAAATCCGAATATTTTTACTTTTGGAGGAGGTGGCGGTGGAGGCGGCTCCTCATATTTGAACGGCTTAGCGAATCCAACTGAAAATAACGAAAATGGTACACTAAATTTTCCGGGATTTTACAATCATCCAACGCGAACTCAATTCAATGCCGGAATCGGTGGTGTTGACCCAAATGCTAACTATAACTGGTTAGAACCTTCGGCAACATTTACCAAAATTAATACGACAACAATAGGAAATGGCGGTAATGGTCTTGCGATTCTCAGTGAATTTGTTGACCCATTTACAATTACTATTAGCACAGCCACTAAAAACTACGTTCCCTTACGAATTGATGCTAATACAAATGAGGTTGTAGTCAATAAATTAGTTATTAGTTCAGCACAAAGAATAAATGTAAACAACTCTTCCGATTCCAATATTTTTCTTGATTTCGGAAATTACCAGCAGTTCTATATCAATGTCCAAGAGTCTAGCAAAGGACTCAATTTAATTGCTTCCTCTTTCACATCGCCAACAGCTAACTTCCAAACAGGAAACATTGCCATCGTTGTAGATAAAGTTATTTCACAACAGTTGAAATTCTCTAGCTTTTCTCTTGAGATCGGGATGTTGGAGACAATGACTCCAATTGAAAAGAAAACCTTTTTACATGAATATACAGTCCTCAATAATAATGTATATCTTTCCAAAAATAGGGATTTTTAAGCTTAGAAATTAACACAAATTAATGCTTTAATTAGAATATTTATATCTAAAACATTAGCTGAGATATGAAGAATACTGTTTAATCTCTTGGATTAAAACAGGGGATGTCATTCAATACAACATGTAATGTCGAAGCTCTGCGAGTCGTTGATTTACGATTACGATCCGCTGATAATGTTCCTGCAGGAAGATTCAGTACATTATTTACTGGTTCACAAGAATCATTTGGTTACCCGCTTACCTGGGATTATGTACTACTTGATACGGATTTGATAAAATTATCTGATTTCCATTCTACTTCAATTCAATCTATTTTTAGTAATTATAGTAGTAGTCGCGAATTAATTAGTACTTACCGCGAAGATATCATTAGTACTATCGGAGAAAAATACCAAATTTTGAATGAAGTAGCCGAAGGTGTCACGCTTGATATAGCCTCTTACGAGATTGCCCCAAGGGAAGATGAATTGAGAAGATTGAACGATATCGTTGTTCTGAATGAACCTTTGAATGTTATTGCATCACGTTATGATGAAATGGATAATTTATATTCGGAGCTTGTAGGCAATTTTCTCACTATTCCAGCTTTCCAAGTTGAAGGTGGTATAAATTCCATCTTTTTGAGTGATATACAAGGAATGTCAAGTACCATTTTTCCACGTATAAGTACCATTAGTTCTTTAGCACTTCAAGAATCAACGATTCGGACACTCGCTTTTCTTAATTTTTTAAATGAGACAACAAGTACTATTAGTTCAAGATTTAGTACAACGATATTACATGCTGAAACTAGTACAAATAGGATTATATCTTTGCTAGCATCAACATCGTCTGTTTTTCAAGGATTTATTAATGAAAAGACATCAAGTTACACTGCTAGTAACCTTCAATTTATCAAAAATAACACAGATGAATATCAACAAACCTTTTTTTCCAGTTTTAGTACTTCAGTGGCGAATCAATTTACAGCCACGGATTTTATTGTAGGTACTTTCATTCCTTCAAGTATAAATAGCGAAGCAGAAAAAGTCCAGCTTAGTATTTCAAATCAGTCAATGTTTTTGAGCTCAGCAGTAACAACTTTGCAAGAAGCCTATTCAACGAATACTACCACTCTTCAATCCACTTCACAGTTTTTAACAGGTTTATCAAATAATATTTTTGGTTTTCATACCACAGCAACCAGTCAATTATTATCACAACTTAACACACTGGGAGCTGGAATTATTAATCGTCCACAGACATTTTATGGTATTGATGTCCAATATAACAATCAAATTATTTCTTCATTAGTATATACGAGTCCAATCGTGGAACAAGAACTAAATGGACTGTATAATAATCTTACGTCTTTTCTTAGTTCACAATATTATTCAAATGGAATTTCTTTAAAGCAACTATACAGTTCTTCTGTATTAAATGCTGAATATCAACTTGTCAAAGCGAGACGTGAAAATAATACAAGTAAAATATTATTCGCATCAACAATATTAACATCAGCTATTAATTCCACTTTCGGTCAACATTATCGTCTTGTCGTAAGATCAGAATCACTTGATATTCAAAATAGAAGTAATGCTTTTACATGTAATGTTGGGATTAATGCCGTCTCTAGCATTAATAACGGAACTTTCTTTTCGCGTTTTCTTGTCTTGGATGCTGCTTCACAGAATATATTCAGTACTCTAACAAGTAATGCTGTTAATAATTTTTCTACTTTAATGAACACAAATATAAATACGAACTTTGTTACTTTGCTTACCTATAATTTTCAAAAATACCGATTTGAATCAGAAGCGACTTTGAGACAAACAAATGAAATTGAATTAGCAAATGCCATTATTATGTCCAATTTACAAAGCAACATCCGTGATGTTGTAAATCATGATATGTTTTATTCTAATTTATCATCAATTATTCACCGCAATTTCTCACTTGCCTCAGATATCCTTACGAGATCCACGCTTCTATTTTCAACTGTAGCTTTGAGCAATAATGATGGACGATTCATTAGTAATATAAGTTCTTTAAATTCATCAAATATATCAACATTTTATGGCAGATCAATTGAGACTAAGGATACTGTATTCACAAATTTATTATCATCAATTAATTCTATAAACAACAATGCTCTAAATAATCAAAGAGCACAGATTCCTTTCATGGCTAGTTCGATTTCAACGTTTCTACTGGCAACCGTAGAACCCAATCTCAGCAGACGATTTATTTCATCTTATATCAATGCGAGTAGCATGACAATTACTCTTTCAAATGTGCTAAATGTACACATTTCATCATTATCCAATGACATCATTAATTTTAAACTAGGTCAGATGTTTGCTATGAGTAATTTTGTGAGAAGCAGAACGACAAATGCACAAAATCAGCTTCAAACATTAATTAATAAAGTAATAACAACTGATAAGATACAATTAAATGTATCCACATTTACGACATTGTCAACAATCCGCAATTTTGGAAATATATCCACAAATTTCATAAATGTCACAAATACTCAGTTAGATAGATATCCATTACAAATTGATCATCATAATCGTTTTGGAAAAAATATGTCCTTGTATGTCAACAGTACATTTAATGAAGTCGTGGCAAATAAGATGCGAATTACTGGAAATTTCATAAGTACGGTTACCGGTGGAATTAGTACAATTGCTCTTGATCTTAATTTATATCAAAATTTCTTATTCACGCTCTCAGATATTCGTTTGGGAAATGTGTCGCCATTTAATATGATGGTTTATACTTCAACAAGTCCATTATATGTTCAAAAAGGAAATATATATTTCTCAATTGCTAGTGCTACACCTACAGAAATAACTGGACAACGGTCTCTACAATTTCAGAATGACGGTGGAATGCCTGTTTTATTGGATTTAGAAACACGAGCTGGTGTCGTAAAAGTGGAATATCTTTATGAGAATAGGAAAATGTTTATTACAAAGATGTCTGATTTCTCACACTGAGTCCCTCTCTAGATAAAAAATCAATCGCCCATTGTTGAAGAATGCCTTTTTCTACAGCAGTTGGACGATATGGCCATGGTGATAATAAGACGCCGTTCGGCCAAGGACATCTACGAGGATACCCTAGAAATATACCATTCTCCGCACTACGTAGTGAAAGAAGCTTAATAGCAACTTTCTGACCTAGCTCTTGTTCACAAGGATTCATGCGGATCCAATAATGGTTACGAATTTGAATAGGCTTTCCTGCTAGATATTCCTGAGATTCTTTAGTCATCTCCACAAAGAAATCTAAAACCCATGGTAGACGCCATATAGCAGCTTGAAAACTAAAAAAATATGCTTCGTTTGGTAGTATTTCCAGCCAATTTTGCTGTAATAATTTGTCTGATTGTTGTGTATTTGCTGGTCCGGGACACGGCATCAAACGAATACAGGCAATATCAGTGTTTTCCTGCATGAGACCAAGCGATTTTTCAATATAGGAATAGGAAGGTGTGCGATCAAGAAGAAAATCCTCCTGTAAGAGAATTATATACTCATACTCGGTAGTTTCCTTAATCTTTTTTAAAGCATGGATCCGACAACCGATAAAATCACCGTTTTCTTCTTGCGTTTGATGGATAACTCGTATATTCATTTCATCCAATTTCACCAGATCATTTTTCGTAAATTCTGAACAGGCAAGATAAATTGGCAAAGATAAATCTGGAGCATATCTGCGAATTAAAATAACCTGTGCTAATGCCAAAAATTTGTATTTAGGACATGTATTGATTAATACACAACAGCTCATTAATACTATGAATAGTTGACGAAGCGTATTTAAATGGAGATGATAGATATCAAAGTAAGGTGAAATGAGTGCTCGTCATCCAATTACAGGTGAACCAATCAAGATTATGCGTACTGAGGCACAGATTTCACGAGACATGAAGACATTGGTTTATCTAGATGAGACTGCCGAGCCATCCGTAAAATGGTCTCGCTGGCAAACAATTATTAGCAACAAAGAAAGTCTTTCTGTATTGAATTCTCTTTTACCGAATTATATTTTGCTTCACAATGAACTTCTAGCAGAGGATGTTGAATTCTGGAAAAGTTGGCTGACAATCAAAAAAAGAGAAATTTATCTCGTTTTTGTAAGTGCCAAGATCGCGGAACAATTGGGACAAGATACGCTTCAAGATTTGAATATTATTTGTTATAATGAAATGTACGATCTTTATCCTTTTATTGAAGAGCCGCTGACGGATGAAACACCTCTGCTAGAAGTACTTGTTTCTATTGCGACGGTTCTGCGCTTTAATCGTTTGTATATGTCTCTCAGTCTTCCCGCTCCTAAGAATGAAGCTATTTTATCTCGTCATGGCGGTAGTGTGATTCTAGCAAAACTCGCTGTTTCTCTTGTACCTCGTTTCGTTCTAATTCAACAATATTTCCAACATCCACTGAATCGTAGGAGCCGAGAATTGAAAGAATGCTTGCTGCGAAATATCCGTAATCCGTATATTGACGAGATTCATTTGATTAATGAAAAGCGTTTTATAGATGAGAAGGGAAATGAATGGATGAGGAATCCTAAAGTAAGAGAATATGATATAGGTGTTCGTATTTCTTATGATGCTGTCTTCCGCCATATTCGGGAGAATGTCCCAAAAAATAGCATTGTTGCTTTTGCTAATACAGATATTTATTTTGACGCAACGATTAGACAGCTTTACAGTGTTTCACTGAAGAAACGTTTTCTTTCTCTCCTTCGGTGGGATGATCCAAATATGCCTCAATTTGAAGGTGATGATTGTCAGCCATGTAAATTATTTGGTCCACGCCCCGATAGTCAAGATACTTGGATTGTGCTTTCAGATGATATTACATTTGATCCTAATACTGACGATTTCAAAATTCCTTTTGGTAAACCGGGTTGCGATAATGCGGTAAATGTAGCAATGCTCAAGCAGAGATTTCTTATTTGTAATCCGGCATATTCAATTAAAACATATCATATTCATCTTTCGGCGATTCGTGATTATAATCCACAAGATATTGTCCGAAAACCCATATATTTATATATTGATCCCACAGCTATTCAAGAATATTCCGTTGTGAATACATTGTCTTCAACCGCACCATTCATAAAAGGTGATAAAGAAACTAATCGTAAGACAACATCTGTAAGAAGGCGTATTCAGTATGTGGATGAAAATTCAGCGGCAACTATTTGCAGTATGTTAAAGAGAGAAAAGAGATGGTCTTTTTTACACAACGATGACAATGAGTTTGTGTTTGAAGAAAATTCGGTAAAGAATACGACGATCCATGAAATGGAAAATAAGTTTATTTCACCACAAGGACTAGTCTATGGAATGAATCAAATCTTTATTGGAACAAATCAACTTTGGAAGGAAGCATGGGAAGAAGCAAATACTAATATTCTTGCCACGACTCTTCATGTTCCGACACTGATTTCACATTGGTTTCCTAAGTCGATACATACATCTATTCAATTATGGGCTCTCAATTATTTGTCCCGAGTACTACCCATTAGAAAAGCAATTCAACAGAAGAATGGAATTATTCCAGAATTCTTAGTCTGCGAGAAGGAGGGAGTGGCAGATTTCCTATCAATGTTACAATGGAAAGATGATAAAAGAGTAGCAATGGTTCCTTTTGATGAAAAACTACAATACTATGCTGACAAATTATATGTTGTTGAGCCCAGAATTGGAAATGAATTTGTCACTTCCGAAGAAATCAAAACTTTGCGGGATCTTCTACCAGAACCCAAAACTGATACAGATAATAAAGGTATTGTTGTTTTCGCAGTGGAAGATGATGATGAGATTTTGAGTTTAGCTTGGTTGGAACGCATTCATGCTACTTCGTTTAAGGAGTGGAGCGTCCATAGGATTGGATCTAAGACACCGGCAAACGAAATAGTTCCTATTCTTCAGAAGGCAGATGTTTTTATTGGTCAAGCTGATAGTAAATGGGATTCTCTAAGTTGGATGTGGTGTATGCGACCTGAAACTTCAGTTGTAGAAGTTATGAGAGATACTAAACCTCGCGGCGATAACATACATCTAGCAGGTGTATCTTCCATCAGATATACTCTTATCGTGGCAAAGAGAGAACCTATTGACTTACAGCGGGAACATGCTCTTCGCGATATTCATTTGGCAGTCAAGAATTTATGCTATGATATATCAATGAAAACTGCTATCAAATTGGAAGATCGCCCTGTGATAATTCTACCAGTAGATCAGTCCGGTTTACACGAGCATGCTGGAGATACATTCCGTGAGATGGTAGAAATTTGGGAAAAGAAGGGTTATGTAACTGTTCGTAGAACCAGCAATACTCCATATGTTTGGTTAAATCGTATTGGAAGTGTTCTGCTTTACGACCGCCCAACTCTGAGATGGTTGAATCCAGATCTACTGTATGAGTTCGGTTTCTTCGGTAACTGTACGCCACCTCTTGAAAGCACTTATAAAGCAACAGTCTGGTCTTTTTGGCCTAGGTCTCCAGTTGCTGTAGAGAATTTTGTGTCTAGAACTTCTTTACCCAGTTACGAACAACGTCCGGTAGAAAGTATCTTTCTTGGAAAGGTTGAGAATGGTGTTCAAATGAAAAATAGATCCAAATCAGATTGGTCGGCGGTTATTAAAAAGTGGTCCATGCCTGTGGATTCCACAGGAAAAGAATACGTTTATAGTCAAGAGGAATATCTGCTAGAAGTTTCTAAGGCACGATTTGGTCTCGCATTAGCTGGTTATGGCAATAAATGTAATCGCGAGATTGAATATTTCGCCCTGGGAACAGTACCAATCTGCTCACCTGAAGTTGATATGAAACATTATTTGCGACCACCTCAAGAAGGTGTCCATTATCTGAGAGTTCTTTCAGCCAATGAAGTTCCCGCAAAAATAGCCTCTATTACTCCCAAGAAATGGACCGAGATGTCAAGAGCATGTCATCAATGGTGGCTAGAAAATGCTTCCGCAGAGGGTATGTTCCGTCTGACAATGGCTACCGCTAAGAAAGTCCAACAGGTTATTTCTTAATGCTTTGAACTATAATGTTTATCAAATTGCTAATGGCAAAGCTCATAATAACCCAAAAGATTAGTCGCAAAAGACCATGAATTTCCCGCAGATATTTAACAACATCATTTTCAATTTGCACATGATGTTGATGTAACTGATTGCTTACTATCATTTTTATTTGACCTGACAGAAACTAAGCGTTATCTGGCTCAAATTTATTCGCTTAGTAAATTAGCATACGCTCACGGAAATGACAACAATTAAGACAGTGGAGACAGTCAAGACAGACAAGACAGACAAGACAGATAAGACAGACAAGACAGACAAGACAGATAAGACAGTCAAAACAGTCACTGGAAAACTGACAAAGCCGCAACGCACGACGCAGAAAAAACAGAGACAAACGCAAAGACAGAGAAATCAGAGAAAACAGAAAGATCTTGGTAATGAAGAAAAAGAAAAGTATAAAGGTGCTGGACTTATTATTTTATCCTACGACAATGAACCACAGGTTTTACTAATCCAAGGAACAAATTACTACGGTCAGAATGGTAAATGGGGATTCCCTAAGGGCCATCGCGATGAAGGGGAAAACGATAGTAAAATAACGGCCATGCGAGAAGTCCAAGAGGAAACCGGTCTCCTTCCAGAAAACTATAAGATCCACGATCAACGTTTTGTTATCGAATCCTACGCTTTTCGCTACGCAACAATCAAAGAAGAATTCAAAAACAAACCCGCAATCGCAGATCCTGAAGAAATAAAGAATGTAAAATGGGTCCCATTTTCACGTCTAAGTTTCTATGTTAAAAAAGGTAATATGAAATTGAGAAAATGGGTTGAAAATATGAATAAAAATCCCATACAAAAGGCGCAAATTATTGAATTATCTATGAATTTCAAGAAATCTGATTAGCTGAGCGGTTTTCTTGACCGAACTGAGTTTCTTTAATAGACTGAGAACCCAATTATTAAAAAAAGCAGTAACGGGATCATTTTTCTGTAACCAATGTGTATGAATACTTTGGAGCGGTTGACCTGCTACGGCAAGACCGGCCCAAGCTTCTTTTCGTGAAATAGACCATTCTGCTTGAAGCTCTTGGATAGATTGGTCAGATTGACAAAGACGCCACCAACCATAATTTATAGTTTTGGGAAATACGCTAAAAGCGCATTCTCCATTTTTCTCTTTAACCCAATCAGATAATTCTTCAAGACATCCTTGTTCAAAAAAATGGCTTGTAGAGCAGAGTTGAAACCATTTCTCAGCAATGCTGTCTTCACTAATAAAAAGGTAACCAGCATTGTATTTCCCAAACAGTCCCTCGTCATATTTGCGAATCATATGTGGACTAAGGATTAGCTTTGCTTGAGAGGAAAAAGTTGGTAGCGGTCCTAAGTGACATATATCCGCATCGCAAAAAATAACCGGCATATTACTCGTACGCATTGCCCATCTCACTAGTTTTGTTTTTTCAGAACAAAAATCTGCGAAAAGTGTTCGGAAAATAACACCCTTTTTCTTTTCCATTTGTTGTCGGTCCAATCCTGTATAGGCATTGAGAGCCACTTTTGTAATAATTTCACCAGAATACGTAATTGATTTTATAGATTCCAGAGACGCTGTATCACAATAAATATAAACTGATGGAGCAGGATCATTCCATAATTGAAGGGTAAATAAAAGTATTTTCAAATCAGCGATCGCATGTTGATTAACCAAAGTAGCGATGACCGTCATCTTTACTTTTGTTATTAGAGAATTCCTTAAAGGGTAACTTACTCCTCCATGAATAACCGAGATTTACCGTATTGTATTGTTCTTTCAATCTTGGCAGCCGACATTGGTGATTTATACATTCTGAAATCAAAGAGTGAACCTCGGAAGCGTTCATCTTTATTTGCGTATTGAGTATCCAGGTTTTCCCAATTACTCTTTCCAATATAATTCATGCTAGTAAAATTCGTTTGCGCCATATGACCATCTTCTTCTCGATAAATCAATTTTCCGTCAATATAAACTTCCCATGTTGGACGGAAACTCTCATTATCAGTAGTTGTAATAACAATATGCTGCCACTTTCGTAAACGGAATGCTTTAGGAATCTTAATTCTCATTTTTCTTTGACGGTCATCCCAAATCTCAAACAGGAGTGTTGCCGTCACTTCGCTATCTTGAGGAACCGAGAAATCTTTATCCTCAAGAACAGAATCATTGTCTCCTGCAGAAGGAGAAGGTCCTTCACATTCCCATTCATCCACATTCGCATCTGTGATTCGTAAAAATCGCTGAGGGGAAACTTCCTTAGCTGCTTTTGAATTACATATTTTGTCGGTATCTGAGGGTCTAGCAGCATTAAATTCCATCTGTTTGGGATCAACATCACCCTTTCCATCAATTCCTAAAAATATGTTGTCTTGGCCAGCACCATTTCCGAAATCAAAGATCTTGGAATTATTTGTAAAAGCGTCCCAGTAAACCCAACATGAAATTGCTCTCATGTTTCTTAATTTGATATTCTTGCCAAATTCCAACTCACTAGCCTCTCCAAGACGAACGAACTGTTCTGCAGGAGGAGCTGAACCAATAATAGGAGCTCCCCTCTCTGTCGCAGATGAGTCAATACGATTCAATTCAAGACCTTGTGTTTTGCCTTTCTTGGGATCCTCGTCTATTTCAATCTTTCCATACCGTGAGAGACGAGCATTATCAGCATAATCAACCATGTCGTCAAAGAATCTATACCACACCATAATCCCCTCGTAGAACCATAATAAGTCTTTAATATCTGCTGGAGGCTTAGAATCTTGAACATTTAGATGTGAGAACCCTTCAATTGTGGCGATGGCACATTGTGCTTCAAACCTGTCTGGTCCAAGTTTCAAAATACGACAATAATCATCGCGACCATCGCCGTTTCCATCATTGAAATAATCATCTCGTGAAATTAGAAATCCTTGGCCGACCGTTTTGCTCTTGAACACATATGGATCTAAACCTTCCGTACCTCCAAGAGCGCAAGCTACCATTAAACTTTTTTCGTCACCGTCTGGTTTTTTTACCATGCGACAGAAATCGTTCTTTGTACCAATGCCTTGAACATCAGCATAGGATTCCGCATATCTGGGATCTCTTATGAAACCAAAATCTTCCATATTCTGCCCAGGTACAACATCATAACGTCGCATAAAAAATTTGGAAAAGTAATTTTTATTCTCACCAGTGCCTCCACCTGTAAATCCTTCTAACACAGCGGGATATTTGTAACGCAGATACTCATAAATGACAATAAGACATAAAAGGATACATGCAAGAAGTACCCATGTTTCATTTGTCATATTGAATACACCCTACGATTTGCGTATCTTTTTGTCCTGTGGCAGTAAACGAGAACTAAATTGCTCTGTCTTAAATTAGGAATGATTGCTGAACGGATGAGTCAGCGAGGAGGTAGTGCTAAACTAAGTTTACACAACCCACTCCTTCTTGAACAGAAGGGTGGATCTATGTTCGCTGCTGGTGATTACGGTTGTCTTTTTAAGAATCCCACTCCAGTCTGCGAGTCAACAGGAAAACCAATCAATGCTGAAGTTGGTAAAATAATTGTAGAAAGCGGATCAGGTCAACAAGAAGAAGTTAAAAAAACACAGATTATTAAAAGAATCCCAGAACTTAAAAATTATGTTATAGTTCCTACGTCAATATGTAGGGCTGCTGCTCAGCAACCAGATCCTGAATGGTCAAATTGCTTCCTAACTGAAAGAGAATCTCCTATGCTAATTCTTGGGATGATTGATGGAGGTGAAACACTCAAAGAATCACTTCAGAAAACATCTTGGTTTTGTCGTAATTTCATTCCAATACTGGAACATCTGCTAGAAGGTCTAGTATTATTACATAAGAAAGGATGGAGTCACACTGATATCCATGACAAGAATATTCTAATCGATACTAATGGGACTCCGCGATATATTGATTTTGGTCTTGCCTTAAATAAAAAAAATCCAAATAAAGAAGAATTAGATAAATTTAGTGAATATAATGTGAGTCTTGTTTTTATGCCCCCAGAATATCACGTATACGCAATGGGAGTAAACGGTATTGATATCCAAACAGGAATGCTTCATATTATCTCGCAATCCATATATTCTCGCATCCATAATCTTTTCCCCAAAAGTGAATCAATAGATAGTGTTATTTATAAGTTAATCAAAAATGGTGATATCTTAACTGACGCCGTAAAATATTATTCGGTATTTGGAGATAAAACTGATATTTGGTCTCTAGGTATGGTTTTTTATAGGGCTTATATGCACTGCTTGTCATTCCCAGAGCATCTTCAGATAACGCAATTTAATAAACAAAGAATCAAAACTATTTTAGAATTAATGCTTGCTTTTAATCCAGATGCCCGAGGAACTGCTGAGGAATGCCTGCGATTAGTCAATCCTTATAATCGCTTCCTGCGGGTTGATCGTCTTACCCTTTCCACACCTCTTAAAGAAAGTGAACGCCGACTACCCTTGCCTTTATCCTTTACTCCACCACCTTTCTCTAGAAGTATACGAACACGACGAGGAACACAGAAAAAGTCACAAAATAATGTATAATTTAGGTCTTTATTCTGGGTAGTCTTGTAATCACGGTTCGCCGTTTTCGGATCAAGAATTAAAACACCATCGGCATCTAAGCGAGTAACTGGTTGAGAACCGGGCTTATGTGACCAATAACCATTAGGGTCTTGACGATAAAAATGATAATCATCCATCGGGTCAATCACCAGAGCAATCTTTGAATATCCAGCAGGACATTTACGATTATAACCGATTCGTCTCATTTGGTGGACATCTTGTCTAATTAGTTTAATCAGACTTGCACAACGACCATAGCTCTGTCTTCGCAAACGACGATTTACTTTACGAGTAGCACCGGGTTGATGATATCCAACATCACATTTTTCACCTCCGTGAACTTTACAGTCTTCTATCCTGCGTCCGTCTAACGCATTCATTGCGTAGGAATAACAATTATGTGATCTTCGGATGGTTGCGTCGTTTGTCCATTTTTTTGCGTCAAACTTGGGCTCATCTCCAGAGGTTGGACTTGGCTTATAGTAAGCTGCATGCTCGGAACAGAGGAGCTCCCCTTGCCTTGCTGATTCTTCACATTGCTCGTCGTTTTTTCTTCTAGCTCTGCATCTGATAACAGGGTCTGTCCCCATTTATCTTCCCTATTATGTGTTGAAGAATCAAATGTGCGAACCGTATTTTTATCAGTATTTATTGACTCTCTTCTCGTTATCATTGGCTGCTCAACGCGTAATGGTGAATTATTTGGTGATTGGAATGTAATTACACCCGGTGTAGGCATTGCTATGAGGTCAGATGGACTAGGTGGATGGATTGAAGAACCCGAAAGTGTCATTTTGCTTTCGCCGCCATTCACAATTGAGGAATTGACGGATACTGTTTGGTTTGAATTAGGAGTCGTAGAATTGAGAGAGTCATTCACCTTATAATATTCGTCCTCCACCTGTTTCATTATAATTTTTTCAACCATGTTACAAAAATAAACGAATTGGGTCTTATGTGTGGGTTTAGTCTGATGATCGCCGAAATGACCCGAATATCTCCCCGTTAATTCTAAATACTGCCATCCCTCAGAACGAAGGTGCTCCAACACTGTATTCAATGAATAATACTTTTTATCAATCCTAAAAAGTGCTAAAATTCCATTGCTCATTGTTACCGCTAAAGATATCGCCCATGTACACCAATAAATTGTCTCGGTTGATATCCAGTCGCTTTTCGAACCAGGTGTCTGTATACTTAATAATGCCGGTACTACTAAACTTCCAACTGTTACCACAAACCTCATACAGTTAAATAAAATATTAATTTTCCATACTCGTCTGTTAAATTGAATTACAACACTACAATATCGGATTTTAAGAATTTTCTTTTGAAGCGGACTTATATCGGTGAGATCCATGATTAAATTCTCCACTGAATTCATTCCCTCTGCTAGAAACCAATCTCTTTCTCGCAATCCACATAAAATTGAAATAATAAAAACTGTTGGTATTATTTCAACGTAACATGGCAATTCATAATAGTCTTCTTGAAATTATTCGTGGTTTTAGCCATAGAGTATACGAACAATTGTCGGTTGGACATACCGAAAAAATATACCAAGAAGCACTGGCGGCAGAATTAAGAAATGCGAGATGGACTGTTGAATTAGAACGCATCGTTCCCATTAGTTATACACCACAAGGATCTAATCATCCCGTTTATATTGGAACGGCTCGTCTTGATATCTTCGCCACTAAAAATGGACATCCTGCCGTGGTTATTGAACTTAAAGCAGCTGCGTCTTTTACCGCACCATCTCTCAAAGCCCAGATTCATGTATATCTCAAAGCATTACGTCAGCAATATCCTGATGTTGTGGGAATTGGTGTTCAATTCATGCAACCAGGAGCTCGTGAACTTCAGTTGAGAAACATAAATGATATGGTCCAGTTTGTCTCGGTATTAGGAGATGAACAAGAACAAAATTTAGAAAACAATATTACTCTAGATCTGTAGAGCATACTCTGATTCTAGCATCCATGAGATTTTTAACTGAACAATTATATACTCAGCGAATTACTCGGATTCTAGTTTGGGTCAACGGGATAATAGACCAGCCCATTATTTTTTCTAGAAAATGGGGTCTGTATGAAGATCCTAATGCGGCAAGATTAAAGCTTCTCCGTTATGTTCGGCAGATTTTGATTGATTTTCCTGAAAATAAATAGTTTTAAAATATGCTAATGTTTCTTTGTAATCTTTTTTTTTCCAGCCAGCATCAGAAATAGGATTTTCAAGAATAAGAACTAAGGGTTCACATAGATCAGTAAAAGGTGTAGCTGTAGTTGTTGCCTTTTCCGAATGTACTAAGTTCCATAACGCATTAAATCTCTTTGCAAGACCTTTTGCTGGACCGCTTGGTAGTGAGCGTGTATGATATTTCCAAGCCCATTCAAATTGAAGAGCATCTTTTTCCTTGTGAAATCCAGCCACATGACAAGCACGCACCCATGATGAACCTCCTCTATGTGTAGCCTTCGCACCTCCTTTGATTACCCCATTGTGTTGACGTAATCTCCTATCTAAATTAACAGTCGCACCTATATATGTCTGAGGCCCATATCCGTTCTCATTCACAAGACAATAAACAAACCAAATACCGTCTCTACTCATCCTCTTATTACGATGACTTATTCTTTTCTTGGCTTGATACTCTTAATTGAAGAGATGTAATCATATTCAACAATTCGCAATAATTGGATCCAACGACATTAGAATCCCTAAAATTCACTTGATAAGTTACTGCTAGAAGCTTAATAATAATATCAATCGGCTTTGTAATAAGTGGACGAGTTAATACTCTGGTAATAATCAATTCTGTTGATGTCTTTCTTTCTCGTAAAGACGCTTTGATTCTTGATGTTCAACTCGGACGATCGTATCATTGGGATTGAGTGTCACTGTAAGAAGATAGAACCCACGCTCAAACAGCATTTTCTAATATTTATGTCTTTGCCTTAAAACATTAGTGGCTCAACTGTTCTAACTCTCTTATATGCTTCCGTGAAATCTAGCAGATCCTCATTCTTTTCTTGATGGAACCGAAAGACACCGACGTATTTACTGAGACGGAAATTACGAAAGTATATGTGCAAATATTTACGTGCGTCAATAACTTCTCCTTCCTGCAGAAGACAATCACCGTGACTTTTATTCTTGTCAGCTAGACCCCATTCATCTGGAATATCATCAGGAAACCATGTATCAAAGAAATCTTGTTTGGCATCATCCTTATTTAGATTATAATTCGCAAGAATCCATTTCCAAAATGGAGTACCCTGTTTGAGGCTTGTAACAATATCATGAAGGTTTTCAAGAGTAGAGAAATCGTTTCTGTTTTTTCCTCGTAATGTTATTGCGTATAGAGCAGAGTGGGGAATGTCAAAGATACGACCGATTCGTTTACCTTGTCGCTTGATCCATCCCTCCAAAGAAGCATGCGTATTTCGGATGGCTACATCATCAATTATACTCCTCTTAACTATGAGTTTTCGCTGTGCCTTCCTGCTAGAAACTAATATGCTAGCAGCCGCCAAAGAAGACAATTTATTTGCTCCTTCAGAAGCACAACTGAATTCCACCAGGTTTTTCACAGCTATCATAATTTCTTTGTTATTGTTCCGGTCCCTAATCAGCAAAGGCAGGAACCGACAAATACTGTCCGAACTTTTGCGACTCAAATAGTACCAAACTCTTGCTACATTACCCTTTCTAGCTGCTTGGCAAATTACATGACAGATATCAGCGGAAATCCCGCATTTAGACGCCCTCTTTTCTGCGTTAGCATATTCATCACTCGTCGGCCATTTAGTTGCTTTTCCCGAGGGATGAGTTAGTAGACCGCGAACCATAATTTGTAGAACTGTGGTTTCTCCCTTTGATTTATTTATAGCTTCTCGCAGACGAAATATTATTCCAATTGTATTTTTGTCAAGTTCATCTTCATTCGTAGGAATATAGCGGATCTCTGCTAGAAGCTCAATATCATGTGGACAGGCGTACCAAATCCAACAATGATAAAGTAACTCACTAAGCACGTAACTCAGATCACTAGCACATAGTTCTTGTGCCCAAAATGTAGCCTCTTTCATTCTTCCGAATATCATTCCGTAAATGAAAGCGGCTCTTACCTCCTCGAGACGATACAGATTTCTTGTTAGACTTGCTCCGTCATTATCCATTTCTTACTTTATTTCGTATTCTTGCTGTTGCCTTATACTGATTAGCAGTGGTAGCTAATAACAATTTCAATTTTTACGCCTTGACATTGACCTTTTACTGTTCCGTCTTCGTTTTCTTGTTGTCTCCATTTTGCTCTTTCTAACAGGACCTTCGTTATTGTTAGATCCATTGTATGTAATACTAGATGTTTCACTAGCACTTTCATTTCCACTTTCATTTCTATCGCTGTTCTCAGATATCGGCGTCCAAGGTTGGAATATAGCAGATTGATCCGCGACTATATTAAAAGTGGTGTAAATCGCATTATGATCAGAATCTGGAATCAATATATCTGCCTTATGGGCGAGTACCTCTATTCCCATACCTCTAGCTGGACGAGCCAAAAATCTATCACATCGGCTCGGGATTCTTTCTATGAATCCACATCTCTTTTGAAGATCAAGCATCGTATTTTTCATTTTGGAAGAATTCAACGGAACAGAAGTTAATCGTTTTTCAGCACAAGCAGCGTCAACCATTTTTCCCGCTCCAAAAATACTGGGCTTAGGAACCAATGAACGGAATTTACAAGTAAATCGACGATCAGCGGGATTAATAAAGTCAATCTCCTGCAAGAAGCTCATTTTGTTACCCTGTCTTTTTTCAAGAAGGTCAGTTAATTGATTAAATCCAGAATAATCCATGCGAAAGTTCAAATCACCGCCAATGAAAACACACGTATTGTTATCCACAAGAGGCGCAAGATGATTTAGGAGTTTACCGAATGCCGCTTTCCTCATCGCTAAACCTAGACCCTCTTTCTTGGAACTCATAGGTAGGTGCATATTCACGAAAAGCATTGAGTGGTCTCCTTTTATTTTCATCCAGACCATGCCTTTTGAGTATCCTAGAGACCCGAGTGAACTTTCTGCTAGAGTTTTTTGGGCCGAATATTTCCAATTTGCTTTTCCTTTTGGAGCTATAGGCATACTTCCCTTATCAATTACAATATCACCGCCTCCTTTTGCGTACATCCGCATCACTAAGTTCTGTGTTGTTGATTTATTATTAAGAGATTGGAAGCCACAATAAGTTAAATTACCTCTGCTAGAAACTTGAAAAATAGATGACTTTCCAAGGGGACGGAAGTCTTCCTGTGTCATTTCAACGAAAATATCCGTAGTTTCATCAACTATACCCGCAGTAGGGAGCTTTGATATATCTTTTCCGTTTGCCAAATTACAGCTAAATAAAGTTATCTTGATTTTTTCCATCAATACTCTATCTGTTATCTCAGTAAAAAACTTATCATTACCTCTTTCTCTTGAATCAAAAAAATTGATTGAACTTTTGCCGGTAGGGTAAAAGCACAGCAAGTCAACCAGCAAGATCAATTCAGTAATTCAAAATGCCTAAGAATCTAACAGGAGGTAATAAGGCCAAGAAGGGCTCAAATAAGGAAGGTGGTAAATCGGTCAAGAATCGTCACATGGTTGAGGATTTGATTGATGATATTACAAATGGTGAGATCGTCATTAACGGAAAAGATTCGGAAATCTTTGTAGGAAAGGTTGAGAAGAAGCTAGGAAATGGACGTTTCCATGTTTGGCTGAATGGAGAAAGCTTCATTGACGCGTCAATTATCGGAAGAATGACCGGAAAGGGTGGTAAAGTCTGGATTGATGTTGGAAATATTGTGGTTGTAGATCGCGGTCGTCCTCAAGACGGTGCTCTTCCCCATATCATTGCCGTGTTTGACGCGAAGAATATTCAACGACTCAAGAAGATTCGGCCGGATATGGACGATAGGTTCTTTACAGCCGCTAACACAGAAGATGGCGCTGAAGCTGGATTTGAGTTTGACCGCTCTGAAGAGAAGAAGGATGGAGAAGACAGCGATAGTGACAGTGAAAATGCGGAAAGTGATTCTAGCGCTAATAGGAAGAAGACGATCAGTACTCCTGTTGGAAAATCAATTCCCGTTGCGCCTACACCGGCGGCTCCTAAGAAGCAGCCCAAGGTGATAACTAATGAGATTGATATTGACAATATCTAAATTACCATCTAGTTACAAATAAAATATTTTTTATGTAAAGACAAGACGAATTGCTGCTATTCTCAAAAAAAAGTATGTTTCACGGCATGGCTACTCTCATCCCATATTTTACCCAAGATGGGTGATATTATTGCTATTCCTTTTTTTCTGTGGTAGCAGCTCTTTCTTAATCAACGTCTTCTAGATTCTCGCTAGTCACAATTTGCTCGATTGGCTCAGCAGTTAACTTAACGAGAAGCTCTTCGTCAGTTAATCTAACAAGTGGAGGAAGATCATCATCATAACCACATACGACACCGGTTACTTCATCTTGAGGAAAGGCGATTATTCTCATATAATCTAATGTGGCTCCAAGAGACGTTCTGCTCTCTGCTGGAATCTCAAGAGTCTCCTCGGTAGTTCCAGTACTATTACTGTCATTGTCATCATTGTCTTCGCTACCACTTGTAGAGCTATCATCATCTTCACTGTTCTCTTCTACAACTGCGTTGTTTACTTCCGCAAATTCAACTTGCTTCTTCAACTCTCTCAACTTCTCAATCAACAATGTCTCACGGTTCCAACCAGATAATAGTAAAAGCATGCTGAATAAGAAAGCACATGTAGAGATGACTGCCACAAACATTGCTTGCTCAAAATTCATCTTGCGATTATACGATTGCTGGATGAAATCATTGAATTCCCGCTTTGAAAAGCAGAAAGCATTATTGAGAAGCATTTGATTAGAGAAGTCCATTTTTGATTACGAATTTGACACTGAATAAGTTTAGCTGGTTGCCTTTGTTCAAATTTTTTTGACCCCATATAAAGTAGTAAAAAGAAGGATTCAGCAAAGAGAAAGCAAAGATAAGATGAAATATCTAAGAGCTAATTATTTTAGGCTTCTAACAAAGTCATCTGTTTATCGTCAAGCTTCCGAGAGATATCTCACAAACGAGATTAACAAACTGGAAGCGCAGATTCAAACCAATAATTATTTGTATATTATGAATAAGGCAACTCCTCTTATTCTACCAATTCCAATGCGAGATGTTTATAAAAAGCAGATAGAGAAAGAATATAGGAAAATAATTGAGAGAATTTATCTGAATATTGATATAGCCGCAAAAAAAGGAATGGATGAAGCGTATCTTACACACGAAAATGAATTCTGGATGTCAAAAGATATTCGTTACTTCTTTATCTTACAGGGGTTTGATGTTAATGAAAATATGAAATCCGTCTCTTGGCCTGGTGATCATTGGACTAGGAATCAATTGAAGTGAATTGAAACAAACATTTCGTAATCATCGCCTGCTAGAATTTCGTCGTCTTTTAAAAGTCGTCTTCCCATTACCCCTTCTCTCTTATCCCAAATATTCAAACGTAGTTCTTGGCGATCTAGCTTTGGATATTTTTTAACAATTTGCTTGCGGACATCTCCAACAGATCCGGCTTCTTCTATTGTCATTGCGGGAATACGAGGAAACCCATTCTCAAATGTTATCATTACTGTATTTTTCATTTCTCTCTATTGGTTCTTAGTTTTCTCCACAAAAAAATAATGTAAAATTTGTTTTCAATTTTTATGTTTACAAAGAAGGCCAACGGTCCCAATCGTCATAATAACCGGGATAATCGTAGTCATCGTAATCACGTCCAGGTAAAGAGCTACGTTCACGCATGAAATCATGAAATTGTCAAAGCCATCGGGTGTAGATCAATAACAATTCCATGGCACAGCATCACTATGATACCAATCCGCATTATTTAGAGGTTCATGCAGAAGTGGCCTAACTTCATCAAGAACCGGCCTTTCTCCATAATTTAGCAAGTTGGCATATACATTGTGTCGTAAGTAGCTTTCTTCTTTTCTTCGCAACAAATAATCATCCTTTTAATCCCCTAATTGCTTCGTAATTTACCTTTGCCAGTCTTATGAAAGGTTTTTGCTATTTTTTGTAGTGAGATTCATTTGACACTAACTGATCCAAGGTAATATAGATTGTTTAATTTTTTTTCCGGATACAAGATCGTTTTCTATGCGGCAATAAAATCTGCCTGCTAAGCAAATGAGTGAATCAATCAGCACAATATCTGTGAATTATTCAACAATTGGTACGACTTTGGTTGACGAGGAAACAAATATATCCGAAGCAGAAGTCAGCACAATTTCTTTGAGTTATTCAACAATTACTACTCCTTTTGTGAGCGAAGTGTCCGATATGTCAGGAGTGAACCTCAGCACAATATCAACAAATGCTTCATCAATTAATATATTTCCTGTCTACGAAATAACGGATATCTCAGGAGCGTCTATTAGTACAATAACTATGGCTTCACTTTATCCTAGTTTCTCAACGCTAGCAGGAACCGGGACAGTACCTTCTCCGTTTGTCATTTCGTTGTCTGAATTAACAAGCAGTATCCAAGTTCAACTCCAAAAAGAAAACATGGATAAACAATTGCTGGATAATTTTGTACATCTAAATCCAACTACAATTCGTCCATCCATGTTTGAATGGGCGGCTAAAGGATTCCCGGATTATCATCCAGTTCACTCAGTTCATATTTCTCTTCCCACACAGTGCTCGGATGGAAAAACATACGATACTCTCGACTATTTGAATTTTCTTTTGAAGTCTACAATTACTGATTGTGCTGCTATCGCCCAAAGTAAAATGGAAGAGATTGACGTGAGTTACCAATATAATTCAGGAGGGATAACGTGGGTAGTTAAGAAACATGAATAAGGAATAGAATCTCCTGCTAGAAGCCATTTCCCTTCATAAGATAAATTTACGTGGATAAAGAAATCCAGCGATAAATTGTTAAAAGATTACCCATCCATTAGTATTTCCAGTTGTAGTTGAGAAAACGAGAGTAACTGATGTTCCTGGAGGAATTGTAATTATTCCGCTGGAATTTGGATTCACTCCACCGGTTTGTGTTGCCGATAAATATCCTCCAGTGTTATTTCGCAGAACGTAGAAAAAGCCTTCTATTAGACCGGAAGGACATGTAAATGAATTGAATCCACTATTCGTGATATTATAATGAACACCGGATTGAACAGTATTAAGAGCGGGCGTGCTGCCTGATGTTAGAGCCGTTCCAGTCACAGCAACCACAGACATTCGCGGAAATAAAAGACCCGTTTGGGTGATTCCAGAACGAAGTGTTCCGATTGAAGCAGCAGGCATTGAAGTTCCGCCGAGAGTATACCAACGATTATTAGGTCCTGCTAGAAGCTTAACGTTGTCATAGGTGTTACTCAGAACCATCGTGTTTATTCCATTTTCAAATAGATCTCCCAAATTTGTTGATAATGTAATAAAATTCGTAGAAGCTGTTCCAGCCATGTCTTTTATTGAAATTAGGCGATTCGGAAATGATACGGTTGGAGGAAGCACAATCGTACTTGGCCTTGCCGTAGAATTTACCAAAGCTACTTCCGTGAATGTACTAAAAGACATTCCTCCCTGTTGATTAATCAGACATAATTCTCGTTGCTAGAACCACGCATTATTTAACAAATACTCTTCTGTAATCCATAGTAAGACAACTACTCAATGTTGGCTAGATCCTTTCAACCATTTGGTACTTTTGATCCGAAAAGTATACCTGGTATAACACTCTGGTTTGATGCAGATGATGCGAATTCCTTTTCGTATAGTAGCGGAACAACAATTAGTCAATGGAATGATAAATCAGGAAATGCGAATCATATGGTGGTTTATTCCGGTCAGACAGCACCTGCAAGAACTGTAGATTCAGGAAGAAATGCTGTTGTATTTGCTGAAGGAAATGCTTTGCGCACAAATAATAATATTTCGTATGCTGCTTTAACTTCAACTGTTTTTGTAGTAGTTCGTCGTATATCTGTAAACAGTGCTGCTAGTATTGGAATGCTTCTCAGCATGGCTGACGATAATTTTTCCAATGTTGGTGATTATTCTATTCGTTATAGTACCAATAACCTAATCAATGGTGACACAAATGATATTGGGTTAGGAAGATATCATGTAAACGGTATATTTCCATCATCCACAACTGCTTCTATATACTCGTCATATCATATTATATCTACGGCAGTAAATCTTACAAGAACTGGAAATAGTAGAGTTTCATTATCTCATCCTTTTGCCTCACGGTTCTTTATTGGAGCAGTTTCAGAAGTTCTTATATTTTCAAATAATGAATTTACTCTGCAAAACAGACAAACGGTTGAAGGATATCTAGCATGGAAATGGAATCTTCCATCTGTTCTGTCTTTTGCGCATCCATCTCGTTCTGTTCCTCTTCTTACAAGAACATTCACACCTCTTGACATAGATAAATGTGCTTTATGGCTTGATGCTGCTGATAGGAGCACTATTAATTTTGGAAGTGGTGTAAATGTAACAAGCTGGTTGGATAAAAGCCCAAATTCTTTAACAGCTACTTCTTTTGTTTTAGGAAATCGAACAATAACATATACCAACACAGCCGGATATAATGGAGTTTATTTTGATAATGGATCATCTGTTTTTAACACAGCAGGTCAGTATGCTTTTTTGTCGCTTTCAGCAAATATTCAAGATCAAGCAGACTACACGATATTTGCTGTTGTAAATTTTGCGAATATACAATCAGGAATTCTTCAAACAATCTATTCTAATTTTCGTGGTACTGTCGCTGAATCGCGTGCTCCACAATTCGGCGTGGGTGATTCTTTTGAGGCAAATACCAATAATACTGCTTTTCGGTTTGGCAATGGTGCATCACAATTTTCACCAGCTGTCCGTTGTCTTGTATCTTTAAGGAGTTCTAGTGTCAATTTAATTTATTCAGGAAATGGAACTTCAATTACTACAGCAAATAGTTCTCTTGTGAGATTTACGAGTGATATAGGAAATACGCCAACAATAGGAGGAACATATAATCTTAGCACAAATTCATATGTTGATAACAGATGGACTACGGGTGCTTTTCATGAGATGATTTTTTATAATCAAGCTCTCAGTGATTCTGACAGAAACCGTGTTGAAGGATACTTGACGCAGAAATGGGAACTCCAATCTCTGCTGCCAACCGCCCAACCGTTTTATCTATTCCGATCTATTCCTACAACATCACTTTTTGTTCCAACATCACTTCCAAATTGTGCTTTGTGGTTGGATGGAATGGATCGTGGTAATATGTCTTTTTCGGGAGCAACGAACACGATAACAGTTTGGAATGATAAATCAGGAAATGGGAGAAATGCCGCGGCTGTTGGCACTCCTACTCTTGATCCAAAAGGTGGAGTGATTTTTAACGGATCTTCCTGCTTCCAAAATACAGCTACTGCTATTAATTTATCGCAACGTTCCATCTATTTTGTTTTTCGTCAAACAGTTTATACGAGATTTGATGGAATTATATCTATTATTCCAAATCCTTCATCTGGTTTTGACTATGAAGTAGCATCAGGACTTTCTATTGCATTGGATAATCTTAGTGGAGGCGCAATAACTATTTGGGGAAATAATTCATCAATCGTTAATCTAGGATTACTTAGTGATGCTAATAACGACCAAATTTATAATGATAATGTTGCTGGAACAATCGCTACATTCAGATATAATGGAGGACCACTTCTCACAAGAAATCTTAGTTATACTCCAACCACTGGTAGTGGATATGTTATAGGTGGACGCTGGATGGCTTCATTACTCAGTAACGCTAGACATAATGGTGTAATTAGTGAAGTTATTATTTATTCTACTGTCTTATCAAGAGGACAGAGCCAGCAAGTAGAAGGTTATCTTGCTGCCAAATGGGGATTAATCGGACGTATTCCTGCAAGACATTCTTTTCGGGCTATTTTTCCGGGTTATGGTTTACCGGCAGATTCAGTCGTTACCAATACTAAAGTAAACTTTCTTTTTACACGATTTTATG